TAATGGTAAAATTATTTGACTTACAAGCAGGTGTAGTTGTTCCAACTGAACATTGTTACACACTGAATTTTTTAAAAAGGATTATGGATGAGTATCCAGATGACTACATGAATGTTTACATGTACTTGTTCTATATGACATGTCCTAATCCAGATATGAACCCTTTTTTTGATACCCCTGAAAATGAAAAAGAAGAACTTATTCTTTCACAACTTAAAGTGGAATTTTCTACTGAGGATGACGCAATTTTGGCAGCTCTTGAGTTATGTAAAAAACTTTATGAAACTCCTACATACAGGGCTTTTATGGGTATTAAACACATGCTTGACCGTTTGGCGAAGTATATGGAAACTACCAGTATTGAACACGGTAGGGATGGCAACATCAATTCTCTTGTTAATGCTGCGGCTAAATTTGAGCAAATACGTCTATCGTTCAAAGGGGCGTATAAAGATCTCATGGAAGAGCAGAAAAGCCAGGTACGCGGAGGTCAACACCTTGCGTATGATCAAGGATAAAAATAAAATTATGGAAGACAAACTCTATCATTGGTTGTTTCATTTCAACCATCACACTCAAACGTGGAATGGATTCCACAGAGATGATTATCAAGCCTATTGGAATGGTACAACACCAACACGTAGTATCATTAGAGCAAAAGATATTAATGTAATTCATGATATCATCAGAAGAACTGATGGTGACAAAACTAAGATCAATGAGCTTACACGAGGAACTAGAAAGAAACAGAACAACTAGAGTTGAAATTGTTCACGTATCTGATGGATACTTGATCAGCAGAAATGTAAAGAACACTCCACTAAAGGGTGATTGGATTTCTCTTGGATCAGATGTGTATGTTGTGAAACAGAGAATTTGGAATTACAGTGATGGACATACACTAAAACTAATTGTAGAAGAACCTAAAGACTAAGAATGTATTTAGAGATACCAACATATGATGCCATTACAAAAGAATGGTCTACTACAGAATTTGAAACTAGAGAGAAGTACGTAGAGTTCTTGTGGTCTGTTTTTAAAGAACCTGGTAAGTATGGTTTTGATGAAACCTCACTTTTGTTCAATAAAGAAGCACGCGCATTTAATAAAACTAAAGTATTCTGCACTGCACCTTTTAGATCAAAGGATTATGTAATGTACTGGGATGATCAGAAGGTTAAATGCAGATTTGGCGCTATCTATAAAAATGGCAAAAAGACTTGGTTTTTGACAAGAGATTACTACATGTGGGTTAATTTTTTACCAATCTATAACAAAGAGGTTGCTAAGTTTACATTCCCTGATGTACGTGATGCTCAGTATCATATGGCATTGTATGAAGAAATTGCAAAGCATTCTTCCAAACATGCTGCTATCCTAAAGAAACGTCAGATTGCGTCTTCATATTTCCATGCAGGAAAGATGATAAATCTCTTCTACTTTGAAGAGGGTGCTATCAACAAAATGGCAGGATCATTAAAAGACTATATCAATGAGAAAGGTACATGGCGTTTCCTAGAAGAATATAGAAACTTCTTGAATACTCATACTGCATGGTACAGACCATGTAATCCAGACAAGGTTTTGAACTGGGAACAAAAGATTGAAGTTAACCAGGGTGGTAAAAAACGTGACGTTGGTTTAAAGTCTGTAATCTTTGGTCTAGCGTTAGAAAAAGATCCTACCAATGGTGTAGGGGGTCCATGTACATTATTCTTCCATGAGGAGGCTGGTATTGCTCCTAAAATGAATGAAACAATAGAGTACTTGCTACCTGCCATGAAGTCTGGTATGACATATACTGGTATGTTTGTGGCTGCAGGATCTGTGGGTGACTTGGAACAGTGTGAACCTCTTAAGGAGATGATCATGAATCCAATATCAAAAGATGTACTTGCAGTAACAACAAACCTCATCAATGCAGAAGGAGAGATTGGAGAATGTGGATTATTTATTCCAGAGCAATGGTCAATGATTCCTTGCATAGATGAATATGGTAATTCATTGGTAGAGAAGGCTTTAGAGATGATTCTTGCAGAGCGTGAAGAGTGGAAAAGAAATCTTAAACCTGAAGACTATCAGTTACGTATTTCTCAGAAACCTATTAACATTGAAGAAGCTTTTGCATACAGAAAAGTATCTAAGTTTCCATTGCATCTTGTGACAAAACAGATCAGAAGAATTGAAGACCAAGAATACTTTAGAGAGTTTGTAGATTTGCATAGAGATGAAACAGGTAAAATTGTTGCAAAAGAATCACGCAAACTACCAATATCAGAATTTCCAATATCACCAAAAACAGTTGATAAAGAAGGTGTTATCGTTGTCTATGAAAGACCTGTAAAAGAACCACAGTTTGGTATGTATTATGCTTCTATTGACCCTGTGTCAGAAGGTAAGACAACAACATCAGACTCTTTGTGTTCAATCTTTGTTTATAAAACAGCCCAGGAAATTACCAGACACAAAGCAGATGGTAGCATTGAACAACATATTGAAAGAGATAGAATTGTAGCTTCTTGGTGTGGACGTTTTGATGACTTAAATAAAACGCATGAGCGTCTTGAAATGATCATAGAATGGTACAATGCTTGGACAATTGTGGAGAATAACATTTCTTTGTTTATTCAGTACATGATTTCTAGAAGAAAACAGAAGTATCTTGTACCAAAAAGCCAGATTTTATTCTTGAAAGAATTGTCTAGTAACACAAATGTGTATCAAGAATATGGATGGAGGAACGTAGGAACCTTGTTTAAAACCAACTTGATATCTTACGCTATTCAGTTCTTAGAGGAAGAGCTTGATGTTGAAACAATGGCTGATGGAACTATTGTCAAGACATCATATGGTATTGAAAGAATACCAGACATTATGCTGCTAAAAGAGATGGCTGCTTACAAGGAAGGACTTAACGTGGATAGACTTGTAGCTTTCTGTGCTTTAGTGGCTTTTGCCAAAGTGCAAGAATCAAACAGAGGGTATTCAAAACGCGTAGAACGTGAGGAAGGTAATTTGGATAAATCAAATAAAAATACTAAATTAAGAGTGAGCCCTTTCCGTCATTTTGGAAATGAAAACTCATCATCTTCAGCGTTAAGAAAGCCAAGGAATCCTTTCAAAAACATGAGATAATAACATAAAAGCAAATAATTAAGGTTATGCCAACAATAGTTAATGCAATGCAGATTAAGAATGGTGCGAAAGCAGAGCACAATAAAATGGGTACTCTGACGCAACCAATCCAATTTCTGCGCAGAAAAGATAAAGATGAGGCTTGGGGTGCATGGAACCTAGACTGGTTTGAAATGCAGGGTCTTAAACAGATACGCAGGAATGCAAGAAGATTGTTAAAAAACTACAAGCTTGCCAATGGTATCATTGATAAAACTGACTACATTGTAGAGGAAGACAATGAAGTAGCAGAGTTGATTGACGTTTTGACTAAAGAAGATCAAAGCGCATTTGAACTTAAGTTCTTCCCAATTGTGCCTAATGTTATTAATGTTCTGACAGGTGAGTTTGCAAAAAGAAATGACAAAATCACATACAGAGCTGTAGATGATCTTTCATACAATGAAATGATTGAGGCTAAACGTGCTATGGTAGAAGAAGTTCTTGTATCACATGCTGAAAAAAAGATGCAAGAAACCATTGAGAAAATGGGACTTAATCTTGAAGATGAGGAACAAGCAGCACAAGCACAACAAATGATGGCTCCTGAAAACTTAAAATCTCTACCTGAGATTGAGGAGTTTTTCAAAAAAGATTACCGTTCTCTTGTAGAAGAATGGGCTACACACCAGCATAATGTAGATGAGGAAAGATTCTCTATGAAAGAATTAGAGAATTTGGCATTTAGAGACATGCTTATTACAGACAGAGAGTTCTGGCATTTTAAAATGAATGAGGATGATTATGAAGTAGAACTTTGGAATCCATTGTTGACATTCTATCATAAATCTCCTGAAGCAAGATATATTTCACAATCCAACTGGGTTGGACGCGTTGACCTTTTAACATTAGCAGATGTAATTGATAAGTATGGTTACATGATGGATGAAGATCAAATGCACAGTCTTGAAGCTATTTACCCTGTTAAATCTGCAGGATACAATCTTCCTGGTGTACAAAATGATGGTTCTTTCTATGATGGAACTAGATCTTATGAATGGAATACAAATGGTCCTTCATTGGGAATGCGTCAATTCTTGAGCGCAAGTGAAATGCACATGAATACAGGTGATGACATTATCTTTAAAATCTTAAATGAGTCAGAAGACTTGCAAGAATTTAAGGATATGGGCATGTTACGTGTTACAACTGTATATTGGAAGTCACAACGTATGGTTGGACATTTGTCCAAAATTGACCAGACAGGTGTCCTTATTGACATGATTGTTGATGAGAGTTACAAGGTTACTGAGAAACCAGTTTATGACACAACAGTTATTAAAAACAAAAACAGAGAAACTTTAGTATATGGAGAACACATTGATTGGATCTGGATTAATGAAACTTGGGGAGGTGTCAAGATTGGTCCCAACAGACCAGCTTACTATGGTAATCATGATATCTTTGGATTTGCTCCAATGTATCTGAATGTCAAGCCTTTACGTTTCCAATTCAAAGGTGACTTTACTCTTTATGGATGTAAATTACCAGTAGAGGGTGCTGTATTTTCTGATAGAAATACAAAGTCAATGTCTCTTGTAGACAAGATGAAACCTTATCAAGTAGGTTATAACTTGGTTAACAACCAGATTGCTGATATCCTTGTAGATGAATTAGGTACAGTAATCATGTTGGATCAGAATGCTTTACCACGTCACTCAATGGGTGAAGATTGGGGTAAGGACAATTTTGCAAAAGCATATGTTGCAATGAAGAACTTCCAGATGTTACCATTGGATACTTCTATTACAAACACAGAGAATGCTTTAAATTTCCAACACTATCAGGTATTGAATCTTGAGCAAACAAACCGTTTGATGTCACGTATTCAATTGTCCAACTACTTCAAGAATCAGTGTTTTGAAGCTATTGGTTTATCACCTCAGCGTATGGGTGCTGTAAATGCACAAGAAACTGCGCAGGGTATTGAGCAAGCTATTAACATGAGCTACTCACAAACTGAGCCATACTTTACACAGCATTCTGAATATTTAATGCCTCGTGTACATCAGATGCGTACTGATCTTTCTCAGTATTATCATTCTACTAGACCAAGTTTAAGGCTACAATATTTGACTACTATGGATGAAAAGGTTAACTTTGAAATCAATGGTACAGAATTATTGGCTAGAGACTTGAATATTTTCATCTCAACTAAGGTGAATCAGAGACAAGTAATTGAGCAAATTCGTTCACTTGCAATTTCTAATAACACTTCAGGTGCTTCTATCTATGATTTAGGTAACATTATTAAAGCAGACTCTATGGCTGAGATTACTCACGTTATGAAGTCTATTGAAGATAAGACAACTAAAGCTAAGCAACAAGAAATGCAAGCAATGCAAGAAACTGAGAAGATGAAGCAAGAAGGTGAAAGCAAACGTCTTGAGGCTAAACTTAAGTTTGACGCTGAACAAAAAGCTCTTGACAGAGAATCTGATGAAAGAGTTGCTGAGATTCGCTCTGCAGGTTACACTGCAATGCAGGATAGAGATGCAAATGCTCAGAATGACTACATTGACACTCTTGAGTATCTTGATAAGAAGAATGCAAAGGAAGCTGATCAGGCAATGTCTAGACAAAGAGATCTTAATAAACAAGCCACAGAACAATCTAAGCTTGAGTTAAAACGTCAGGAAATGCTTGCAAAAGAAAGAATTGCTCAGAAAGAATTGCAAATTGCACAAACAAATAAAAATAAATATGACCAGAAATAATGGTTATAGCTATATAGTACAAAAAACTTTGAAGAAATACACTCTAAGCATGTAAATCTTCAAAGTTTATTTGTAGATTATATATGAAGAAGAAGAAGAAATAATACCAACTTAAACAAAAACAAGTATGAGTACAACAACAGAAAACAACCAACAAACTTCTGTATCAAGTGTAAGCATTGAAAGTATTGATGACTTTTTACCAATGCCAGGTGCTGAAAGCATCGTTACATCAGATGAGGAAGAAGAAAAGCCTACCATCTTTTCAAAAGCCAAGTCAGTAGACATGTCTTTTTTAGAAGATGATGACACTGGAAGTTCAGATGATGATTCTGAGGAAGGTGATAAGAAAAAGAAAACAACGTCAGTAGATACAGATTCTGCGTTTGCTGCGTTAGATGCGGATCTTGAAGATGAAGAATCTCAAGAAGAAGGTGATAAAAAACCTGGACGCAAAAAAATTGACAAGAGTGGAATGGTAGAAACATTCTCAAAATTGATTGAGGAAGGTCTAATTGTTCCATTTGAAGATGATAAATCACTGGAGGAATACTCTGTGAAAGATTGGAAGGACTTGATCCAAGCCAATTTTGAAGAGAGAGAAAAAGCTTTAAGAGAGCAAACTCCAAAAGAGTTCTTTGAATCATTGCCACAAGAACTGCAATACGCAGCAGAATATGTTGCTAAAGGCGGTACTGACATGAAAGGATTATTCCGCGCGTTGGCTCAGACTGAAGAAGTGAGATCTTTAGATCCAAGAAACCAAGATCACCAAGAAGCTATTGCACGTCAATATCTTCAAGCGACAAATTTTGGAAATGGAGATGACACTTTGATTGAGGATCAACTACAAGAATGGATTGAAGCTGGTACAATTGGTAAAAAAGCCCAACAGTTCAAACCAAAGTTGGATCAAATGCAGGAAGAAGTAATTCAATCTAAGCTTGCACAACAAGAGCAAGTACGTGCAGAACAGTTGAAAAAGAAAGAGGAGTACATGGACAACATCTACAATACTCTTAAACCAGCTGAATTGAACGGTATCAAGATTGATAGTAAACGTCAGAAGTTCTTATGGGATGAATTAACAACAGTTAAGTATGAGAGTATGACTGGACGTCCTACAAACTTGCTTGGTAAACTTTTAGAAGACCATCAGTTTGGAAAAACTCCAAGATATGACTTGATTGCTGAAACACTTTGGTTACTTTCTGACCCTGATGATTATAAGGAAAACATCAGAAAGCAAGCAAAGAATGAGGTAACACAAGACACTGTCAGAAAACTCAAAACTGAAGAAGCACGTAAAATTGCATCAACAGTTAAAGATGAGGAAGATGATAAGCCAAGTGGTAGAAAAATACCTCGCCCTGCTGCAAATATTTTTAAGAGACAATAATAATTTTTCAATAACTTTAAACTTTTAATTTAAACAAAATGAGCACACCCGTATTAAACAATGGATTGTTCTTGCGTGATACCAACTACAAAGTTGGATCACACGTAGACTCTTACCATTTGGTAAACATGCTTAAGAGTACAGATCCTATGGATTTAGGTCCTGTAGACTTGTGGGCAATGACCCAAAAGGTAGAAATGCCTCTTTATCAGATGGCATCATTTGGTGGTAAAAACACTATTCTTGTAGATAACCCTAGAGGTGAATACAAATGGCAAACTCCTATTGTACAGGATCTTCCTTACGTTGTAGAAGATGTTGAGCCAGGCGTAGCAGTTCTTGGTCAAGATGGTACTACCTTCAAAATCAAAATTAACAAGCGTGTATTTGGTCACGGTGATATCATCACTTATGACAAGTACAAAGGAGCTGAACTTTACATCACTGCAGAAGATATTCTTCCTTCAGGTGATGGTTTCGTGTACACTGTTCAATTGGTGAACAATGACAACACTAAGGCTCTTGACAAAAAGTACTTGAAGCCAGGTACTAAGTTCTTCAGAAAAGGTTCTGCTCGTGGTGAATACGGTGAGCGTTTCTCTGACATTGGAGAATTGAGCGCAGGTTTCCGTGAGTACTACAACTACGTTGGTGGTGCTGAGGCTCACGTACACTACTCTGTGTCTTCTCGTGCTGAGATGATGATGAAAGGTGGTTTGAATGCTGACGGTACAGTTCCTGTAACTGAGATCTGGAAGTCATTTGACGCTAACATTGCAAAAGATCCTTCTTTAACTAACATTGATGCAATGGTAGCTAAAATGGGTAAAGACTACATCAAGAAAGCTTATGACAATGGTACTTTGACTCGTTCATTTGTTACTAAAATGGAATCTGCACACTTGAGCAAAATTGCTAATGACATTGAAACCTACTTAATGTGGGGACAAGGTGGTCGCATCAAGCAAGATGGTCCAGATGATATCAGATTGTCTACTGGTCTTTGGGCTCAGTTGGATAACTCTTTCAAGAGAATCTACAACAAATCTAGCTTCAACTTAGAGTTGTTCCGTTCTGAGATTTTCAACTTCTACAATGGTAAAGTTGACTTCAAAGGTCCAGATCCTAATCGTCAAATCATTGTTCAAACTGGTATGGCTGGTATGAAGATGGTGAATGAAGCAATTAAGAAAGAAGCATTCAGCACTGCTGGTTCTGGTACTTCATTATTTGCTGACATGAGTAAAGCAGGTTTAGGTGCTATCAGCGGTAACAACGCAATGGACTTGAACTTTGGTTTTGCTTTCACTAGCTACACTATTCCGTTCTTAGCAAACGTTAAGTTTGTGTTGAACCCTGCGTTTGATAACGTACACACTAATGATATTGAGAACCCTATCATTGATGGTTTCCCATTATCTTCTTATAACTTCATCGTGTTTGACATCACTGACAACACCAATGACAACATCTACTTGTTGAAATTGAAGTGGGATAGTGAAATGAAATGGTTCTACCAAAATGGAACTATGGACTACATGGGAAGAACTCAAGGTTTTGCATCTTCAGGTAATTTCAATGGTTATAGAGTATTCATGACTCAGACTATGCCTTCTATCTGGGTTAAAGACCCTACTAAAGTTCTCAAAATTGTTATGAGAAATCCTATCACTGGAGGATCATTCTAAGGATCCTTGAAGGCACAAGCAAACCTGGGGGTTAGATTCCCCCAGGTCCCTGCTTTTAAACAAGACTCCACCTCCTCACGTCAGGTTTAACTTGACATACAATGCCTGGGATTATTCCCAGGTTCTCCTGAGAAGCAACTACCTTGACGTGGTTCAGGAGCTTTAAACTAGAAGTTGCTAAAAACAGAAAGAAGAAAATTTTTAACCAACAAAAACAAATTATGGAAGTAACAATGATTGAAAAACATCAGACCTTCAAAAGGTCAAGTACTTTAGCAGTACGTCCGTTCATTGACAATGCAACAGCAAACATGGGTCTAGAGAAGTATCAAATGGTACTTTTTGAAGGAGTGTTCCACGAGGAACAATTAGCATGTCTTGAGAACAATGGTATCAAGAGATATGTAACAGGACTTAATGAATTTGCACCTGAGATCAAAATGTTAGATGAAGATGAGAGAGAAGCAGCTGTTAAGCAAATTCGCGCAACTGTAGCTCAATTAGAAAAAGAACTTGCATCTAATGTAATTGATCCTGCAGACGCAGATTTCTGGAATAAGGTAAAATTACTTAGACCAGACAATGATGAGTTTTGGGGTAAGATCATCATGAGATTTGGAAATGAGCCTATTTATTTAGATCCTTCTAATGACCCTTATGACTTGATCAAACTTAAAGCTATTGAAGCAGGTGGATTTTCAATTGTTTCAAAAAGCTTGGAAGAAGCAAGACAACTTCCTGTACCTCCTAAGTTTTACTTAGATAAGTATGAAGAAACTGCTTCTATTAGAACTGAAGTTAAGAAATTACGCAACAAGGCATTGGCTGAATTGCAAAAGTTATTTGACAAAAACACAAACAAACTATTCTATGTTTGTAAAGTGGTAGATGCAAATTCTACTCAATACAAAAAGTCAACACCGCTTGACATCTTGTATGACAACATGGATAAGTATATTAACGGTGAAACTGTTGATAAGGACAAACGTAAAACAGCTCAACGTTTCTTGGATGTTGCATTGTTAGACATGGAGACCTTGAAATTGAGATCTCTTGTTAAAGATGCAAACTTCTACAAGATTATTGCTACAAGAGCTGATGGATTTATCTATCACATGAAGAGCAGTAGCTTGTTAGGTAAGAATTCTTCTGATGTAGTAGAATACTTGAAGAATCCACTTAACGAAGAAGTTTTAGTTGATATTACAAAGAATGTAGAAAAATACTGGAATAACTAATGAACAATAACCTACTACAGATTAAAGTTAGAGAAAGACTTAATAAACTGTCTTCTCAAGACTATGACAACATTGAATGTTGGCAGATTGTTGAGGCGTTTAATAAGGCTCAGCTTGAATGGGTACGTAGGCAAGTTCATGGTCATAACCAGGGTAAAGAAGGTAGTGAGCAAACCATCATGAATATTGATGACTTACAGATCTTAATCACTGAACAAGATGTAACGGCAACACAGTTTCCTTTATATTATGAAACAGGTAAGATTCCAGCTGACTATCTTTTTTACAAAAGAATATCTGTTAATGCAGTTACAGAATGTTGTCCAGAAAGACCATTGATTGTTTACTTAACACAAGTAGCAGACGTTGATAGTCTTTTGGCTGATGACTTTAGAAAACCAAGTGCAGAGTGGGGTGAAACATTCTCTACAATGCAGAGTGATAGATTCAGAATTTACACAAATGGTGAATTTGGATTGACAATTCCTAAACTGGTTTACTATAGAAAGCCAAGACCTGTATCATTCTTGGGCTGTATTAATCCTTCAACAGGAACTGCAGATGTGAATGTAGAGTGTGAATTAAAAGATGATATTGTAGAGCAAATCATTGATGAAACATGTTCTATTATTGCAGGAGATATTGAACTTTTCAACCAGTATTCAAGACTTAAACAACAAGCAACTTTAAACAACTAAAATAAAAAATTAACATGGATTTTGCAGGACAATATAAACCATTAAAGAGACCAGCTTCATATTCAGGAGCAGGTAGCTCATGTGAGTCTCAGACTGCAGCTTGTGTTACTGAATTGATGAATGCTGCTGTAAGTTTTCACAAGTTACACTTGAAAGTTACAGGAGTTGGATCATTTTCTTCTCACAAAGCTCTTAATGAATTGTATGATGCTTTACCTGATCATGCTGATGCATTAGCAGAAGGATTCCAAGGAGCGTCAGAAAAATTATTAAATTATGAAGATTCTGCTCCTAGAATTTTGAATTCTGTAGAAGAAGCATTATCTTATTTAAGAGAGATGACTCAAATGGTATCTGGTTTACAAGCTATTATGCCTTACAGTGAAATAGTAAATGATCTAGATAACATTAAAAGCACCTTTAATTCCATCAAGTACAAATTGATGTTCTTAAAGTAAAACAAAAAGATTTTTTTTAACCTTTAAATATTTTAAAATTATGGCTTACTTTCCACACGCCTTCCAAAAACTCTTAGTAGGAACTAGTGGTTTCTCTACTCAAGACGGGCAAAACACATTGGCATTGGTTGCTGGTGAAATTGGTGTAGTGTCTGCACAAGACAACTTGATCCAAGATTTAACTGCTGCACCTACTTATGCTGCTACACCACTTATCTATCTTGCACAAGGTAGCTTCCACGCTTCTGACAAGATTGGTCCTTTCCACGGTGGATACAAAGAGACTGTAAAGTCTAAAGGTATCAACCCTAAGTATGTAAGTGCGTTCTACGTAACTGAACCTGCAAATGCTGTAAACCACGTTATTACTGTTGGTGCTGCTGCTCCTTGCGAAGTGTTATGTAACACTACTTACCGTTTGCGTATTGATGTTAAAGGTTCTGCTGCATTGCGTTTCTTAACTCACAACGCTTACAAAACTATTGACGCTTTCACTGGATGTTGCGTTGAAGGATCTGCTGCTGTTGATTCAGCTATTGTTTATGAAGGTTGGGCTGCTGCTATTGCTGCTGATGCTATCCTTAGCAAATTTATTGCTCCTTCATTGTTGTACACTGATAACTCAGGTGCATCTCCTGTAACTACAACTACTAAACCTGCTAACTGGGACACTATTGCTCTTGGTGACAAATGGGTTCAGTTGAAGTTGACTGGTGCTTATGTTGACACTAAATTTGGTAACTGTTCATTTGATCCTAAAGATCATTTTGAAATTGAGCCTGTTTACATCTATGCTTCTGCTGTAGATTCTACTGGTGATCCTTGTAATGAGTCTTGCTTCTTCGTTGCTGAAGTAACAGGTGCTTACCAAGGTAAAGGTTATGGTGAAACATTAGTTCGCGAGTTGATCTTAGCTAAAAGATACCAACAAGAGCCTTGGACTCAAGATGTTCGTTTGCGTGAAGTATTAGATGACACTACTCTTACTGAGTTGTCTCGTTCTTCTAAATACTTTGCTTACCACATTCTTCACAGTGTTCCTCGTAAGAGCAACCCTACAGGAATGATGGACGCAGACCAATACTTGGTAAAAGTTGTTGTTGACGCACGTGACGCTGCATTTGAATCTTACATCAATGCATTGTTAGCTAGTTCTGGCAACCACGTACAACTCCAAGTTCAGCTTTAATAGCTGCTCTTGCTATCCATACATTGCAAAGAAGGAGGAGAAGGGGACAACTCTTCCCTCCTTTTTTTGCTTTTATTGGATATTTTTTGTAAATTCTATTTGTAGAGGTAACAATAATAAAATCATAAAATGGCAATAAAACACATCCTGGCATTAGATATTCCAGATACAGCATGTGACACTGTTCTTAAAATATGGGACAGTTCAAGTTACGCTGAGACTCTTCCTGTGGACTGCCCTAGGTTAGATATCTTCTTACCTGGATTTGCAGCCCCATTATATATTACAGAACCTAAATTACAACCTGGATTTGCTTTAAACCTTACAGCAAAAGATTTTAGTTTGCAACATAGTCAAGCTGAAAATTTATTGCCTCTACCAGATGGTTTATACACTATCAAATATAGTGTATCACCAAATGACAAAGTATTTGTAGAATACTATCATCTAAGAACAACAAGCATTATGAATGCTTACTACAAGGAATTGTGCAAAGTACAATTAGAACCTTGTGAACCAACTCCTGAGCAACATCAAAAATTACATGATTTGAGATATATCAAAATGTACATTGATGCTGCAAAAGCAAAAGCAGAATACTGCCATGCACCAAAACAAGGAGTTGAAATGTTAGCTTACGCTGACAAATTACTTAAGAAATATCTAACAGGATGCTGCGTAACATGTACAACAAGCAATACGCACTATGGACACTGCAGCACATGTAATTCATAATAAAACTTAAAACCAATAAGAATATGACTTGTCAAAACTGTGGATCAAAACTTTCATGTGGTTGTCAAAAAAGAATTGCAACTGATGGAAAAGAAGTTTGTAGCTCTTGTGTTACAAATTATGAAGGCATGTTGAACGCTAAAAAATTATCAGTAGAGCAAGAGCAAGCCTTAAAACTTGCTGCGATGAGAGCTGCTATTGAAAACAACAAATAATACTATGAGCACACCACTTGAACGCATAAGTGAATTATTTGCAGATTCAGTTTATCAATCTTACAAGAAACAACGTTATGGTTTGAAATCTTGTAAGGCAAAGGTAGATCCTGAATTTGCTCAAGATTTAAGAGATCTTTTAGTTAGAACTAATGAGATGAATACTTGTGGTTTATCATTTGGTGCTGGTTGTAGTAAAGTAACAATTGAGGAAAAAATCAAAACATTATAATGAAGCCATTAAATAGTAATATGCACTTAAAGCCAGAAGAAGGATGTACAAAAACTTCTTCTTCTTGCGTTATCTGGCAAGGTCCAGATATTCCTTGCATTGATTTGTGCAAAGGTGATTCTGTAACGGACGTTGTCTATAAGCTTGCTACATTGCTATGTGAAATGACAACAGGTGTTATTGATATTAGCTCATTAGATTTCAAATGCATTATTGATGAAGGTGTTGCTGAACCAAG